TTACTACATATTTATCTATTAAAAAACAAGATCCTAATGAGTTTGACATAGTATATCTTGATGAATGTCATAGCTTAAAATATTCCCATGAGGTGTTTTTAGGTATGTTTACTGGTAAAATCTTAGGCTTAACTGGAACACCACCACTACATAAGAATTCAGAGAAAGGTTTATTAGTTCAGAAATATTGTCCTATTAAATATGAATTTGATGTAGACAGTGCAACAGACTCTAAAATTCTTAATGACTATAGAATAATCATACATGAATTAGAATTATCTAAATTACCTGCTCTTAAGAAGAAGAATAAAGGTGGTGGTAATTGGTATACTTCTGAAAAGAAAGATTATGACTATGTAACAAATAGACTTGCTGATGCTCAATCTCAACAACAAATACAATTTGGTAGAATAATGAGAATGAGAGCATTAATGGATTATACAAGTAAAGAAGAGTATGTTAAGAGTATGTTAAAGAATATAGATAGTAAATGCATTATATTTGCTAACACTCAAAAACAAGCTGATAGAATATGCAAACATAGTTATCATTCTAAAAATCCTAAATCTGATGATAATCTAGAATTATTTTCTGATGGAAGAATAAGCCAGTTATCATGTGTGTTGCAATTAAGTGAGGGTGTTACTATACCAAATCTTAAACAAGGTATAATTATGCATGCATATGGCAATGAAAGAAAAACAGCTCAAAGAATAGGTAGATTATTAAGACTTAATCCTACTGAGACAGCAACCTGTCATATATTATGTTATAAAGGCACTCAAGATGCAAAGTGGGTAGCTGATGCAATTAAGTCTTTTGATACAAATAAAATTAAATACTATAATCCACTAAAAAGATAAAATTATGGGAAAAATGAAAGAAATATTTATAGAGCAAATGGAAAAAGAATATAATGGTGACCATGATGCATACATTAGAGCTCAAGCAGAACAAGCTTGTGAAGAGTTCTTAAAAGATGAAGAGCATATGTGTCCTAATTGTATGAATCCAGCACTTGAAAGCAATGAAACAGAATCAAGATGTATAAATTGTGGACAAAAATATGTCTGGGTTGACTCAACATTAAGATACAAATGATGATCTTTAGTTTTGATGATGATGATTTAATGATAGATTTTCATTATGAATATGAAGCGGGAGAACCAGCAATACATTCATATTCTAACGGTGACCCTGGACATCCGGGAACAGATCCTGCAATTCTTTTGCATTATGCATATATACTATTAAAAGATAAAAATAATAATACTGTTGAGGTAGATGTATTACCAATTATTACTAGTCTTAAAATAGATATAGAATTTATTGAAGAACAAATATTAGATCAAAATGAATAAAAATTATAGAAATTATAAAAGTAATCAGGATATGATACCTGAACATATGAAAAATAAATATAAAATATTAAAGTGGAGTATGTACTTTGGTATATTATGTTTAATAATTGTTGTTGTATTTGAATTTTTTAAATTATGAAAGGAGATCACCAACATATTATAGAAACTATTTTAGAAGCAACTGCTTTACATACAATAAGCAAACCTAAATCTAATTGGAGATTAAAAGTTTATCCTCCACCTAAACTTTGGATAACAAAAGAAACACTTAAATTAAAGAGTGTATATAATAATGAAAGATAATATATTTATAAAAGCCAGTGTAAAGAATGGAGAATTACATTTTCCTATAAAAGCTACAGGGACTAAGTATAGAAAGTTTCTTAATCAATTGACTGATGATTCCAAGTTGGAAATCTTCATAGGAGTAAGTGGAGATAAAGGAAGCAATCCTCAATTGGCAAGATTACATGCTATGATAAGAGAAATAGCTCAAGAAATAGGATATACTTTTGAAGAAGCTAAATTAGCAGTCAAAAGATCATCCGGGTTATGCTTTGTAAGAGATAAACAAGAATATTGTAAATCTTTTGGGGATTGTGATAAGGGTGAACTTAATTTAGCTATACAATCATGTATAGAAATAGGAGACTTTAATGGAATGCAGTTAAGATGAACCTTTTGTCATCATACTTTGTAGTTTTAACATATCTTCTGTAGTATCCACACCTTTTTTCATTTTTTCAACTACTGTTTTAAAATCATCTTCATCAACATTTGTTTCTTGTACATTTTCAAGGCCTTGTTCACCAGCATGCCATTTTAATGTTTGAAGGATGGAATATAAACAATATAAATCTGCTTCCCATTTAGTTAATTCAGGTGGGTTTTCAGGAACATAAGAATTATCTTCTTCTTTCTTTTTAGCCATTAAAGCTATTTCATCAAACTTCTTAAATGTATCACCAATAGTCAAAATAGTATTTTCATCATCTAATATTAAATTATGAATAATACCTTGTAAACTAGTAATATATATTGTTGAAAGTTTTATATTTTTTATAATATCTTTATGATCATAAGTAACATAAGTTTGTAATCTTTTTGGTTCTTCTTTTTTTAGTTTGTCTGACATAATAATTTAATTTAATTTACAAATATACTTTAATATATGGAAAATATAGAAATAAACATAACAAATATAAGAGAAACACTTGAAACTAAACTGACAGACAGTGGATGGGACAAAATGTTATCTCCATATATAAACGGCTTAAGCTTTGATCACATTGTTTCAACATTAGTAGATAATGTAGAAAATGGTAGAAGATTTACACCTAAGTTCAAAGAAATTTTCAATAATTTTTATGAATGTAAATATAGTGACTTAAAAGTAGTAATAGTTACACAAGATCCTTATACTCAATTAGGAGTTGCTGACGGAATAGCATTTAGTTGTTCTAAAAAAGATAAAACAGAAAAAGCTCTTGAATATATGTTTAATGCATTACATGGAGACCATGAAAATCATAATAATGATTTAAGACGTTGGTCTAACCAGGGTGTGTTATTACTTAATACTGCATTAACATGTGAAATTAATAGAGTGGGTTCACATTATGGGATTTGGAAAAGCTTTACTTCATATTTATTTGATAATATTAATAGACATAATTCTAAAATAATATTTGTTCTAATGGGTAAAAAAGCTGAAGAATGGATTCCGTTATTATCAAATCAATTAATATTTAAGGTGGCCCATCCAATGTCTGCTATTTATAATAAAGAAAGATGGGAACATAAAAATATATTTAATAAAGTAAACACAGCATTAGAAAAACAAGGTAAAACTTGTATAGACTGGTAATATTTGTTATATTTGTAAACTATAAAAATCAAAATCAAATATCTAAAAACCAGGAACTTACAGCTGATCAAGATGTATCTACAGTAACAAGCAAATTTTAGATGCATATAAATAGAATAATAGAAATATAATCATATGTGGGAACTATTCCAAAAAATATTACAAGCAAACTTGACACCAAATCAATCATTAATACTGTTTGGGATGAAGCAAGGAATTACTTTATCTCAAATAACACAAGAAGATAAGGACAAGTTAGTTAAAGAAGGTTATCTAGTTAAAACTGATAACCTATATACAATGACTCCAAAAGCAAAATTACTTATAGTGCAGTTAGATAATTATTTTATTAAATCAAAAAAGAAAACTGATATTCAATTAATGGGTAAAAACTTTGTAGATACTATTAATAGTTATAGAGAAATATTTCCAGCAAAGAAATTACCTAGTGGTAAACCTGCTAGAAATAATGTAAAAGCTCTTGGAGAAGCATTCAGGTGGTTCTTTGATACTTATGATCATACATGGCTTGATGTACTTAAAGCAACTAGAATGTATGTAAATGAATATAGAGATGCTGACTATTTATATATGCAAACCAGTCAATACTTCATATGTAAGCAAGATAAGCATAGAGTTAAGCATTCAACTCTAGCAGATTATTGTGATATGATTAAGGAAGGTGTAAGTACAGAAGATGAACATTTTAAAGATAAAGTAGTATGAAAAAGAAAGAATCATGGATTGGACAATATGCTGCCTTCAATGAGGCACTTAAATATATGTATGCTAGGTCAACTGGAGATGAAAAATCTATATATACTCCGTGGCCTAAGTTTAATGATGCTGCCACTGATGGTTTAGAGTGGAATACTCTTACAGTAATAGGTGGAAGACCAGGTTCAGGTAAGACTTTAATTAAAGATCAAATCATTAGGGAATCATTTGCACTTAATCCTGATGATGACTTTAGAGTATTAGAGTTTCAATTTGAAATGGTTGGTAGAACCTCAGCAATTAGAGAGTTTAGTTCTGTTACTGGTAAAACATATAAAGAATTATGTAGTGCAGGTTCAATATTAAATACCTCTACTTTGAATGATTGTCATCAATATGCTAAAGGTAGAGTTAAAAATCCGGTAGATATAATTAGTACTCCTATGACTGTAAATCAAATGCGTGAGCAAATTGATATGTATATGAGTTTACATAAAGGGGTTAAAACTATAATTACTTTAGATCATACTATGTTAGTAAAGAGAGCACCTTATCAGAATAATACATTAGATATGTTATTTGAATTAGGAGAGTTTTTTACACAATGTAAAAGAGATTATCCTTGTTTATTTATTGCCCTGTCACAATTAAACAGAAATATTGATAGCCCAGATAGAGCTATTGATGGTAAGTATGGTAATTATATTCTTGAATCAGATATATTTGGTTCAGATGCTATGTTACAACATGCTGATATGTTAATAGGTATCAACAGGCCAGCTAAACAGAAGATTAGATTCTATGGACCTGATAGATATATGATAGAAAATGATAGAACATTGGTGCTTCACTTCTTAAAGGCAAGAAACGGTGATGCAAGAATGAGTTTCTTTAAAGCAAAGTTTGAACAAATGCAAATTGAAGAAATGGCAACACCAGCTCAGCAACAAAGAAGATGATAAATACAAAAAATATAAATAATAAAGATATGGGGCTAACACCTGCACAACGTAAAGAAAAAGTATTAAAATTAAAAGAAGAACATCAAGATTACTTTGATATAAGCAATCATAAAAATGTTCTATATATTCCTAAGATGGCATACAGGCCATCAGGTAAAGATGAACTACATGTAAGCTTCTTTCCTAGTGAACTAGAAAAGGAAGAAGATGTATATACTGAATTTGTAAGTATAGATTATGATTCTGAAGATCCTAAAAGAACTTTATATCTTCATAAATATAATCCACACTGGAAAGAAGAGTATGAACTAATTACTTCTAACTCAGGATTTCAAAGACATTTAATTCCTGTAACAGAATTAAAAGTAATTAATGATGTAACTAGTAGAGGTTGGGATAAACAAACTGCTCTTGAAGAAGGTATGAAAGGAACTGATAAAAATGAAACTATGACTTTATTTGATTTACCTAATCCTGATGCAACACCAGAATCATCATTAGTGGACAAATTAGAGGAAATAAACCAGACATTAATAACATTAACTAAAGTAATCAATAAATTTAATAAATAAAATGGCACAAAGCGTATTAGTAATTGCTGACTCAGGTACAGGAAAGTCTACCTCAATCAGAACATTAAACCCAGATGAGACTTTCATTATAAACATAGCAAATAAACCTTTGCCGTTTAAAGGTTGGAAAAAGCAATATACACAGATCAATAAGGATAACCCTGATGGTAATTTAACATCTGCATCTTCTTCTGCAGGTATCATCAAGGCAATTAATTATGTAGATCAAAAAAGACTTGCAATCAAAACTTTAGTGGTAGATGATTGGCAATATATGAGTTCTTTTGAATATTTTGATAGAGCTAATGAGAAAGGTTATGATAAGTTTACTCAAATTGCAGCTAATCTTGCCATGGTGGCAAAGTTACCTAAAGATTTAAGAGAAGACTTAACTGTAATTTTCTTAACTCACTCAGAAGATTCAACTGACATAAATGGAAATAGAAAAATTAAAGCTAAAACTATAGGTAAAATGATAGATAATACTTTGACTTTAGAAGGTCTATTCTCTATTGTGTTATTTGGTAAAGTAAATAAAAAAGATGATGGTGAACTTGAATATGGTTTTGAAACTCAAAACAATGGAGAGAACACTTGTAAATCACCAATGGGTATGTTTGAAGAATTCTTCATCCCAAACAACCTGCAGTATGTAATAGACTGCATCAAAAAGTATGAAGAGTAATAATAAATTAATTAAAAAAAAGTAAATTATGTTAAGTACTAAAGACATGTCTGCCGGAACAGGTGGAACAAAACCAGTAATAGGAACAGGAGATCACAAAGTAAAGATTAATTCTATATCATTTGATCAAACACCATATGATGCAGATGCATTTAATATTATGTTACATATAGAAGGAGAGCCAGTAGTTGGAGAATTCAATGGTTTTTTAAAAGATATGAATAATCCTAATGGCCCACGTTATGAAGGTCAAGTGGGTAGAGTGAGATTTTCACCTTATCCTTTTAAAGATGCTACATTAAATAATGGTAATGAAATTAGTAGAGATACTGAAGTATTGAAAGCTATGGTATTTTTATCTGAAGTAGTAGATAAGAGAACTGAATTAGATGCTATTGAAGCAAATACAATTGAAGACTTTATGGTTAAGTGTAATGTTGCATTATCTAATACAGGTTATATTAATGCATGCTTAGGAGCACGTGAATGGGAAAACAAAGAAGGTTATGTAAATAATGATTTGTTTTTACCTAAAAGAACTAGACAGGGTGCTCCATTAGAAGCATTAGATACTGAAGGATCAAACCTATTAACATTTGATAAAACGGATAAAAATCATTTTAGAGCAATAGTTAAAAGTGTTGCTCCTACAACCACCAGCTTTGAACCAGCTGCTGGATCAGGAGATGACTTTGATCTATAATATTTATTAAAAGATTGGGGTTAGTATAGTGCTAGCCCCAATTCTTTTTAATATTTTAGCATCATGTTTAATACTAAAAACTTTGTACTAGAAGGATCAGATGTACCAAGTACGTGGGTTTTCCAATACTATTTAGAATTATCAGAGAGATTAACTGGACAAGATGTAAAAATTGTATCAGTCTTTAATCCTAATGAAAAAACACCAAGTTTTTGCATATATGTAGATAAAAATATAATGCAATATAAGTTTAAAGATTTTTCAACTGGTAAAAGTGGCAACAAAATTGACTTAGTTAAATTAATGTTTAACTTAGAATTTTCTGCAGCTATGAGAAAAATAGTACAAGATTACAACGCACATGTAAAATCATCTGAATATATTGAACAAAAATTTCAACCTCAAAGTAAATGGGAAGTTGATTTTATTAAAATAAGACAGTGGAATGTAAGAGACACTGAATATTGGTTACCTTATAGAATAGGAATGAATATGCTTAATACTTATAATGTTAAACCAGTGGAGTATTATAATTTAATAAAAGAGGAAAATGGTGAAATTAAAAAACTAAAAATAACTAGTAATAATTGTTATGGTTACTTTGATAAGAACGGTGAAATATATAAAATATATCAACCACTTAGTAAGTCTCATAAGTTTCTTAAAGTAAAACCCTATCTTCAGGGTTTTGATCAATTAGAATTTAATCAACCTTATTTAGTTATTTGTTCCTCTCTTAAAGATGCAATGTGTATTAAAGGTATAGGTTATAATATAGAAGTTATAGCTCCTGATAGTGAAAATACAATGATTAAACCTCATATAATTACACATCTTAAGAAGAAGTATAAAAAAGTAATAACTCTTTTTGATAATGATGAAGCGGGTAATAATGCTATTAAAAGATATGCAGAAACATATAAAATCAATGGTTTTGTACCAATTATATGCAAAGACATATCAGATGCAATGGCAAAACATGGCTTAGATGATGTTCACGCTATGCTAAAACCATTATTAAAAAAGACATTAAAACAATAAATATGAAATGGTTTATACCGGGCTCAGTGCCCAGCAGTAAAAATGGAAGAAGATGGACAGGTAAATACTTTATAGCTAGTAAAGCTGTAATGAATTATAGAAAAATAGCTAAAGATTATTATGCAAAATATGCAGAGGAGTTTAAAGCTGAGCTAGCTAAACATTCATTACCAGCAAAGATATCTTTTACATTTATTAGAGGAAGCCGTCATAAGTTTGATTATATTAATCCTGCACAAACAGTACAAGATGATATGGTCAAAGCAGGATGGATTGAAGATGATAATTGTGAATTTATTTTACCAGTCTTTGTTCAGTATAGTTATGATAAAGAAAATCCAGGTGTTTATATTGAAATACTAAAAAATGACAAAAAAGAAAATAATAACAATTGATGAATTTTTCAGACTAAAAGAAATGCTGCAAGGCTTACCTGAAGATAAAGATATAGCTTTCCAAATATATTCTTCTCAATATGAAGATAGAGAGATGCTTGATCAACTTATGTCTAAAGCATTACTATTTGAAGATAGAAAGAATTTTGTTGATGCTATTAGATTTAAGTTTAAAATAAGAACAGCAGATACCCTTTATACCTTTATAGATGTAGAGGAAATGAATTTAGTCTACAAACATATATTAAATAAAATAACAGGAGATGATAAATATCCAAGACCAGGTAGCTAGAACTACCAAAACATTAATTTTTACAGAGCCCTTTTATGGGCTCTTTTTGATTGGTATCAATAAAATCTACAGTGAGCAAATTCCTACAGCAGGAGTAAGCAAGCGTGGTATTGGTATGCAATTGACTATAAACCCTGAGTTCTATATGAACTTAAGTGAAGATCATAGATATGGGTTAATAAAACATGAACTATTGCATATAGCATTTGGGCATTTATTATTAAGAGATTTATATTCAGATCATAAGTTATTTAATATAGCTGC